AAAGCCCAGCGCCACGCCAAGCTCAGTGTTGGCACCATAATAGGTAGCGGCCCCGGCGGCGGACACCGCGCAGAAAAAATAGTTGTTACTGGAGTACGGAGAGCGCGACCACCAATCCGCTGCGGCTGCTCCTACTTTTTTTATTCTACTACTATTTGTCGTAAAAAGCGAGTATTGCGTTCCCTCGCCGGGAACGGAGTTGCCGGAGGAGCCCATGACTTCGATAAGCGCAGGTATCCAACATCTGTCCTGAGAGGTAATGATATTGGTTGACTGGTTACCGGCAGAAGCCCGCTTATTTACTGTCTTAATACCTATGTCGCTCTTGAGTATATCCGGGAAGGTGGCCAGAAATGCCGGCATGTTTGTTTTTCGCATTTTTGAATCATTCCAGCCGCCCACATTTGTCCAGTTATCATTCATTTTATATTTGGTTCCAAGGCAGTCCTTTGTGATAAAGGAAATGGCGGCTTTCCCGCCCCCGTTCGCTTTATCATCGTGCTTGAAGCCTGCAATCTGAGGATATACTGTTTCGCCTGTGCTGAGAGTCAACGGGCAGGTATCACCAACGCTCCAAAACTTTGAAACGTCCTCGCCTGAGTTGGCAATACCCACAACCTGTTCCCACGAGCAGGAGGACAGCGGGGATTTTGTACTGAAAAGCGTCCACACGCCGTTGACGCCTATGTACGCATTGCTATACTCCCAGGCAGAGCCGTTGTACTGCATAACAACGCCCGGAGTGAGTATCAGCGTCTGGTCGCCGGCTATCGACAGGGTATACCCGCCGCCGTCTACCGTGTGTATCCAAATATCGCCGGACTCAGGCGAGGCAGGCGGCCCATACGAGAATGTCCACTTGCTGCAATCCCGGGAGGTCAGCACGACCACCTGATTGTTTACAACGGCAGCAGGAAGCTGCTGCGCGATCTGCACATCGAAAACAACGCCTCCGACTTTAACGCTATACGGGAAAAAACTCAATAAACTCATATTTACCTCCTTTTAATTTACTATAAGTATTTTTATAGGGATATTTACGGCGGGAACCTCGCCGTCCGCAGTTATGGTAATACTGCCGGTCCCTTGGCCGGTCTTGAACAGATTTGCGTTTGCAGCGGCGGTGCGCTGCTCAAGGGTGGCAGTACTTGCCAGTGATATATTGCCTTTGCTGCTGGCGGTTACGCCTGTGAGCCCTGTTACCGTTATGACGCCGTTGGACCAGCCGGAGGCCGCAAGTGTGGCGGATAGCTCCTTAGCCGGGGCAGCGGCCCCTATATCCGAGGGGGTCAGCGCATCATTGCCACCTACCTTGTGGTTATCCTTATGTGTGCTGGCAGCAGCGCCTATGTCTGCGGCAGTGAGTGCGTCCGCACCTCCTGTTTTATGGGCGTCCTTGTGATTTTTCGCTGCGTAAACGTTTTGCAACGCCGTACTTATTGCGGTCTTTACGGCACTCCATAACACATATTTGCTGCGGCTGCCTGCTGCCGCTGATACATCGCCAACGACTATCCTATCATCATCGGCAAGCGCATCTATCGCTCCAAGGGATTCCAGTGTGGTTTTGGTTACGTCTGCGCCGTTCGCCACGTTAAGCAGACTGCGCACATCCGATGCGGACAGGTCGGCGGGGGCTCCGGCTTCAGCGCCCTTATTTCCTTTAAGGGTCTTTGCAGCCATGGATGCGAGTTTCGCATTGGTAACGGCGTTGGCGTCTATTTCTACGGTGCCTACGCTATCCTTCCATGCGAGATTCTTGAAAGATGCGTACCACTTGGCAATCTTTCCAAACATAACGGCCAGCTTCTCGCCGGTCGCTATATTAGTTTTAGCCGACGCCATAGCAAAGGCAACGGTGAGATCACCGCCGCTACCGGCCTTGCCCAGTTTATTGTTGTCGAGATCCTTGATGTTGTCGATAAATGATTGATGGTCCTTGTTGGTGTAGGCACGGTACACCTGAGTGCCCTCCGCCCATATACGGGCAGTGCCGCCTACGCCCCTTATGCAGTCGGCAAGGGTATTGTTGGATATACTGGTGTACAGCACCACCTCCGCATTGTCGCCGGTTCCCAAGGTTGCAAGGTTAGGCCCTGCGGGTAGTTTGGCCGCGTCGGCAACGGCGATTGATGTGTCGCTTGCGGTAATGGTAGCTGTAAGAGTGGTTTTCGGGCTGTTGTCTATGCCCGGATACATTATTGACTGTGCCATTAGTAGGTACCACCTCCTCGTGATTGTACAAACCCCTTGATGGCGAGGTCTATCGTTACATAAGCGAGGTCATTGGGCCGCACTTCTACCGACAGCCATGAGCCGCGGGGTATTTGGTTTTTGTCGTTGAGCAGGTATTCCGATATGTCCAGCTCAATACTTCGGTTCATGCTTGCCTTCAATTTGCCGTTCACATATATATCCGCCCTCGTGGGATAACCAAACTCAAATATGCCCTGCGTGATATCGTGCGTATGGTCGGGCAGGGAAATGGTGTGAGTGTGGCTGGGTATATTGAATCTATGGGTATGGCTGGGTATTTGAAAACTGTGGTTGTGCTCGGGGACGTTAAAACTATGACTGTGTTCGGGAACATTAAAGTTATGGGTATGCGGTGGCACATAAAATGTATGAGTGTGCCTCGACATATTGATCTCATGCGTATGGCCCATGTGATGAACGTGTTTTGAAATGGGCTTGGTATACGAATGAGAATGTGAGGCGCCTCCAACGGTAGCTGCGCCCGTTGTAGCACCCTCTCCAACCTGTCCCTCGGCTTGTTTTGTATACGCGCTTGGACTTATGCCTGATGTTGTTGCGGACTGTATTCCTCCTGAATTTGTCGTTTCATTTACTGAACCGCCGCTTGCCGTGCTTTTTGAAGTGCCACCGCCGCTTGCCGTGCTTTTCGAAACTCCTCCTCCGTTGGAAGTCGAAGTAGCAGTCCCACCACCACTATTACTGGTAGACTGACTCCCACCGCCCGATGAACTGGTTCTCGTGATGGCGCCACCACCACCTGTGGCTTTGGAGTAGGAGCGAAAACTGTCGAGGGTTATCTTTGCATTTACAAAATTGATGATCCGCATATCGGTTGGGATGAAGAACCTCAGTATGGCGCCCTTTTGAGATGAGGCGTTGGCTTGTATAGACTGGGCGTATATCTGGGTCGCACCCTGAGAATAAACCGTTTCTATGCGCTGCCTGTCGGCAAGGTCGGCAAGGCTGCTGGCTATATCTGTGGGCTTATTAGCTATGACCACGTTCGCATTGCCGGCCACGTCGCGGTTTCGCTCTATGGCGGTGATATAGCTTTTAAAATCCCCGTCGGGATATTCCTCATCCATGACTTTCACTATGCGCCCGATCTCAATCCTGTCGGTGTCATCGTGGGTTATTTGATAAATATCGGATACGCTGACCTTGGCGGTGAGCTTTGGTTCCTGCAATTCATCTAATATCACCTGCGCCCGTTCTTTCAGGGAATCGGGATTTTCAAAACGCCTGTCCACCCAGTACCGCTCAATGAGCCCGTATCTGTCGATATAGCTCTGAGGGCTTTGCAGATACGGAATGCCATTATTGACGTCTTTTATGGTAAGCTGATTTATACCCTCTCCATATCCCAGCGGGTAGATACGGGTGATGATGCCAGCAGAATCGCTGGGCATCTCCATTGACATGAGATTTCGACCGCCACGGATAAAAAATTGAGGCTCTGCCGCAGTATCTATTTTTTTCAGCGATATTTCCCACGGATACTTAGTCGTATTGAGCTTCCAGATATAGGGGTCGCTGAATCTGTTCGGCACACTCCATAGCGCATTGAGAACTGTCTCATTGCTCCACGCATATTCAAACTGCCGTTGAAAATCGCACTCCCCGAGCTGCCAATGTTTGGTCTTCTGAAACGACAGGACGTATTCGAGCACCTCTACGGTGTATACGCCGATGTTGCCAATGATGTGGTATCCCGGCATGACACTATCCGCCAACGTTGCAAGGACGTGCTCACACTCATAGACCTTATCGGTAATGTGCTTTTTTGTGCGTGTGCTCTTTATGATGCGATATAGTTCGCCCGTTTCCCCGGTTTCGTCACTTATCCAACGTACATAGTGGAATGGTTGGCAGTAGCGCGATTTTTCATCGGTGCAGGGTAGGGTGAATTTCATAGTACCCACGTCGTTCAATACTTCCTTTTCGCTTACGCTATGGGAATTTTGCAGATATGCAGTGCGAAGACGGGATAGGTTCAAGACCTCTACCATAGCTACAACCACCTTTCAGTGTAGAGTATCGAGGATTCGATAGCCCCGGCTGTGCCTGTGGATATAACGACGGAGCGCACCTTGCGATCCAGCTCACACCAGCGGCCGGAATGCCGTGCCACAATATTCTCTCCGTCGAGGAGAACGATAAGATTTTCACTGTCAACAACCAGGGTTTGTCCCGGGGATAAGGAAATATCCACATCTATCTCGAGAATATCCGTCGCTTCGGCTGAGCATACAGCCGAAACCATCTCATACATACCGTGGGGAGACGCGGATATTTGGGCGCCGACGGCAAGGATTCCGTCAATAGTCTCGTTCGCGGCGGTTTCCAGCCGGAACCTTGCGCCCAACGCAGCAATAGCATCTATGACCTCCGCAACGTCATTGACCGCGTATATGGTCGCGCCCAGTCTGGTATTTCCCGAAACTATCTCCGCTGGCGCCGACATGAGCATTACACTGCCGATTGCCGAACACTCGGAATCTAATTCTTCCGCCATATATGTGCTCAGCGTTACACCGGCGGTACCCATTGCCTCGGCCGTTATGAGCTCTGCGGCGTTGGTTTGTATGTATGCGAGTATCGCCACCCCGAAATAGCCCGATATGGTTTCAAATGCGTCCGTGGTGAGAAAGACAGTCGCATCATCGACGGCTGTATTAAAGCTGCTTTGGTTAAAAGTTCGCTGATTATACACCGGGTATCACCACCTTAGTTGATGGTGAAATTGAGGGTGGACGGAACATATATGACCTGACGGCCTGCGGACATGGTTACCTGCTTGGAAGCAGCGTCTATTATGTAGGGCTCTCCGTTGGATTCCGCATCATACACCGCAATATGAGTAAGCTCACCCCATGGGCCGGAGGCCACGGGAGTTTCTATTCTCGCGCTGTTTGTTATAAGACAAGCGCCTCCTGACTGTTGGGCAGGGGCCGAGAATACAAATGCTGTCCTGGCGTATGAATTGCCAGAAAATTCCGAACCGCCGCTTTCAGGAGAACCGTTGCAAAGCGCAAGGTATGGAGAAAATCCTGAGCAGCTCACACCGCGGCAGATATTCATGCACTTGATTTTGTATGCATTGGCCATCTTGCCGCTCCATATCCACTTAACCGCCCCAGCGCGGACAACGGGAGCAATGCCGGCGCTGATATTCAGCACTTCCTCCAGCCTGCCATAAAGGTACATATTACCGCCCGTGAGCGAATCCATTATAGCGACATAGGTGACGTTGCCAACGGATACGGATGATTCTGCAAAGGTGAGTGCGGCCGTATTCTGCATTGCGTACCCATTGCCGGATGCGGCAGGCGCCGAGAAGGTGATGGGCTGCCGGGCATACCCGGAATATGAGACCTCTGTACCCGCGCCATCGTCGCCGGGGTCGTTCAGATATAGGGCGAGATACATGGTCTCAGGGGCCGAGGCGCTTATGCCCCGGGCAAGGTTAAGCATTATTTCCTCAAAATGGTTGGTTGCGTACATTACTGATAAGTCTCCTTTCTGCGGGTGATGGTGATGTGGATCCCTGATATTGTCGTGCTGCCAACGTTCTTTATCTGCAATCGGGCAGGCGCCGGGGCGGTGCCGATATATGAGGGTGAATAGTCCCTTTCAAACTCGGCCGCTATTGTAGCCCCATACGCAAACGGGTCGCAAATAAAAGAAAGCTCAAATTTTCTCATACTGGATAGCACTTTGTACGCCCTGCCGGGATCGTATATACGGCCTATATAATACTTATCCGGCTCATCCCAAAACGCGATCTTCGTTTTTTCCGACATCGTATAAACAAGCTCCCTGACCTGTGACTGGGTAGGGAGCCGTATAGAGCCGCACTTTATATCCAGTGATATTTCATCCCGCCATTTCGCGCCATAGTCGTAAGCGCCACTCCTGTTGGGGAGTTCCACCTTGCGGGGACGCAGCTTCGGCAGGAATGGCCTGTTGATTTCTTCAATAATGATGCCGTATTCCTGCTTTAGGTCTACACCGCCTATGGTCATACTGTAATCAAGCATTATAGCCACCCCTTGTATCTGAGTATTCGTTCAAGTTCGTCAGTGATTTCCTCGCCGAGATCGCGCGCTGTTTCCGCGCTGTCTTCGGGGTTTCCTTTCACCGTGACGTTAATCTGTTCCACCACAAACTGACGGCCGTTATTGTATGTGGTATGGTTGGTTACTGGACCAGCGGGCATGGTATCGTCTATCCCGGATATTATATCGGGTATCCGGTTGTTGATGTTGACGTCTAATGCCTGATCTACCACGCCCTGCAATGCAGCAGCTACTTGTGCCGCCTTGCTCTTGGCGCCCAAAATCATGCCCTCGTCTATGTCCTCAAATAGCTTTTTGGTCTTTCTGGACGGCGAATGGCTGTCAGCCGCCGAGCGGGCTGCGGATATTGCGTTGTTAACTATACCGCGGATTGTGGAGAAAAGGCTGGAGGAGCGAGAATTGAGGCCGGAGATCATGCCGTCAATCATGGAATTACCAACCGTGGTCATATCGCCGGGTAGCGGGGCTGTGGTGCTGTTAACCGTTATCCTGAGATTTTCAAGGATGGAGCGAGTCTTGCCGTTGATTTGCTCGTATTTTTCTACAAACCGCTTGACAGCATCATCCGCGGCCTTTTCCGTCTTCTCTACGATGGTTTGGGCCATAGAGTCCACGGTGGATTCCAATTCGGGATTTTTAGCCTTTATGCCCTCGCTCATACCCGTGGGAATTCCCTGGCCGATTTCGTCCATCACCTGTGACGGAGAGTGGCTGTCGAGCACTTTTCGTACCGTATCTACAACGGTCTGTCCAAGTGCCGCAGACGCGCTTTCTACCTGCCCGGCATTCTCGCTTATGCCGGTAGAAAGTCCTTCGGCTGCATCCTTGCCAGCCGTTTCAAGAGTGATGCCCACATTTGAAAAAGCTGTATCTACGGCTTGCAGAAACGGTGTGAAGTCAACGTTTGAGGCATTGGTTATCTCCTGAACGGTCTCCTTATAGCAGACAGCTATATTTTGTAGGTTCTCCGTCGCGTTTATTTCCAACTGGGCAAAGGCGTCGGCTACCGGGGCCTGAGCTTCGCGCATCCCCTGAAAATCGCCTACTATGGATTCTGCGGCGGATTTACCTTCGCTGGCCAGTGCCGCCAGAACAGCGGCGGATTCGGTAGAACCGTCGAGGAAGTATTTGAGAAATTCCTCCATGCCCTCGATGCCATAGGAGCGGACGGTTTCCAGATTGGCGTGGTAATCAGACCAGTACTCTTTTTGAGATTGGAGCGCCTCTCGCAACGTCTTGGTGCTTATATCGGCCTTGACTTCCGCCATGTCCCATAGTTCAAACTGGCCCTCAATGGATTTGAGAGCGGCGTCATACGCCTGCTGGTAAGCCAGAGCAAGAGCGTTCAGTTCCAGGGACAGGGCTTGCGCTACCTCCGTTCCTACTTCCGCCATGCTCCTGCTTTCGTCCGAAACGCCAGCCATAGTTTTGTTCAGCTCATCGAGAGAACTGGTTATTTCGTCATACGCTGTTTGGGATTCTTCGAGGCGTGCTTTTGATTCCTCCAGATTAAGGGTGGCGTTTTCCAGTTCGACCCCCAACGTGCCTATGGAGGCTGTATACGCAAGGCTTCCGGGTATAGCGTTGCCGACCGCCTCGTTGTGCCGTTCCTGCACGTCATTGTATCGTTGCTGTGCAGCCTCTACTTCCGCCTTGGCTTTTGCGAGCGCTTCTTCTGCCTTTATTTCCTGCTCTATCAATTCCATACGCCGCTCAATGCGCTCGTTATTCTCAAACCGCTTATTTTCGGCTTCTATCGCTGCCTTTATTGCTTTGGTGGAAAGATTGAGCTCGCCGGTATACCTGTTATACGATAATCCCAATGATGGGATACGCTGGTTCAGCACGTCAACTATACCCAATATCTCCTGATGCGCAGCCGCAGTTTTGGTGCTCTGTGAGGTGAGTTCCTGCAACCGCTTTAAGAGGTTGGTGTTGACTGAGGCGTTGCTTTTTATTTTTGACTCGGAATCATTGTATGCTGCAATAACCTGCTTGCTCGATTCCACAAACTGCGCGTGGGCCGTCCTGACTTCCGCCATGGTCGTTTTACTGGCCTCGTATGCGGCGGTCTGTGCTTCGATCCTGGCCTTCAAATCCTGAGCGACTTCGGATTCTGCCTGTCCTGTCGCAACGAGCCGCTCATGCTCTGCCCTAAGCTGCTGTATCTCCGCATATTGCAATTGGGAAGCAGAGGAAAGGTCCAGCAATTCATTTCTGGTCTTTGGTATAGCAAGCCCAAGAGTGGCTATCGCGCCGCCCAGCGCGGCTACTCCTGCGACGGCCAACAAGACGGGGTTGGCAAGTGTTGCGCCTATCAGCGCTTTAAAGGAAACGATTAGGGGAATGACAAACTTAATCGTCAAAGCCAACGTACTTAAGGCAGCTATGAAGGAGATCAATCCCACTATTATCGCAGCTATAAGAGGGGTGACTCCTTCAAATTTGTTTATGAGGTCCGCAATACCGTTAACGATCTTTGCCACGCCATCGTAAAAGGCGCCGAGCACAGGCGTCATCTTATCGCCTATGGCTATCCTCAGATTGGAAAAAGAGTTCTCCATTAGCTGGAGCCGACTCTCGGTGGTGCCGTATCGCAAACTCGCTTCCGTGACCAGTGCGGTATTTTCCCGCCACGCCGCGTTTGCCGTATTGATGGAATTCGTGAGTAGCCCGGTCTTATCCTCCGCGTTGGCAAGGGAGGTTATCATGGTTACCATGCGCGATTCCGTAATGCCGAGATCCTTCAGCACTACGACAGCACTCTGATCCAGATGATTCAGGTTGCGGATAAAAGTCAGAAGCGCAGATGAGGCGTCCTGTGCCCATAACTGCGAAAGTTCCTTCGTGGAAAGGCCACAGGCTTTAGCCCACTTATCAAGATCATCGCCTGTCTCAACAGCGGTCTTCATCTGATTGATGAGTTTGCTCATAGATGTACCGCCGGCAGCGGTCTCTATGCCGACCGAGGTAACAGCCGCGGAGAGCGCGAGCATCTGCGATTCCGTAAGCCCGGCATTGGTGCCGGCAGCGGCAATGTTCTGGGCCATGTCCACTATGCGCCGCTCGTTTGTGGCAAAACTGTTGCCCAGAGCGACTATAACGGAGCCAAGGTTGCTGAAAAACGAGGTGTCCATGCCCGTGACGGCAGTAAACTGCGCCAGCATAGTTGCAGCTTCCTCGGATGTCAGATTGGTGGCTACACCGAGGTTTGCCATTACCTCCGTAAAGGGGAGGAGGCTGTCTTTTGCTATGCCGAGCTGTCCGGCCACCTCTGCGATACCGGCAAGTTCGGTGGCCGCGAGGGGGATCTCGGTGGACATCTGCTTGATGCTTTCACCCATAGCGGTCAGTTCGTCCGTAGTAAGATCCGTTGTTTTGGCAACGCCTGCCATGGCGCTCTCAAATTCAATGGACTCTTCAACGCACGCTTTGAGCTCTTCCGCGATCTTCTTGAGCGCCGCGGTGATTCCAGCCGCCGTTAGTGCCTGGGATAGCTCACCCACTTCGCTGCCGGCTTCTTTTGCTTCCTTGCCGAATTCGTCTATGGATTTAGCGCATTTGTCGGCGCTTTTTTCGGCTTCATCGAGATAACCCTTGTTTTTCTTTATCTCTGAATCAAGCTTATTAAGCTCAACCGTGGCATCGTTTACCTTTATCTGCCAAGCATCGGTGCTGCGCTTTGCTGCATCCAGTTTTGCCTCATTGTCGGCTAACTCATTATTGAGTTTCTCGTTTTCAATGATAAGCTCACCGGCAGCCTTGGCGGCGCCGCCGGTCTTTTCTTCCAGTTCGGCCATCTTAGCGTTGGCAGCCTCTATCTTGGCCTTAAGTTCTGCTTGTGCTTCGCTGGTATCGTTGGCCGATCGTTGCAGTTTCTTAAGCTCTGCTTCGTCCTCTGTGACTATCTTCTTTTGTGCGGCCCATTCCTGCCCCGCTTTGCGGTTGGCGTCGTTCATCTGCTCAAGGGATTTTTTATTCTCCTCAATCTGAGCTTTGAGCCTTTCGATTTTGCCCTTATAATCGTCTACGGCCTTTTGTGCATTCTGCATAGCCGATTTACACTCATCGACCTTCTTTCTCTGGGCCTCATATAGATTGTTGAGAGCCTCGCCTTTGGCCGTTAATGCTGCCATGCTGTTGGCCTGTCCCTTAAATTCGCTCTCCGTGAGCTTAAGGGCTGATTGCAGGACCTTTAGTTCTCTGTTTATATTGGCTACCGAGGATTGGTATTGGGCTTCACCCTCGATAGCCACTTTGGTTGATATATAGCGTGTTGCCAATACCTACACCTCCCGTAAGGGCGGCAAGCCGCCGAGGTTAATGCTTTTTATGGTTTGGCAAAGGGATCACCTGAGTAGAATCACTGATTTCGGTAGGCAGCACCGTCTTTTTCATCTGCTTAAAAAATGTGGTCGCCTGAGACAGTATGAAGATGAGCACGTCTGAGGCGTCGGAGAAATTATCATCCCTGCCCTGGAATATCTGTGAGTATGCGCCGTCGCCCAAAAGCTGGTCGATGGCCATCTTTATTTTTTCAAAGGCGTAGTCTTTGGTGATCTCGCCTTTGATGAGCTTTTCGCTCAAACCGGTGAACTCCTCGCCCATGTTTTTTATCTTGTCGCTGTAATCGGAATCGCACCTTACGGTAAAGGTGCAGGTCGGGAAATCAAGGGTAAGATCGTAGTCTTTGAAACTGAATTGTGCCATGGTGTAAATCCTCCTTTTTATTCTTTGTTTGTTGCCTCGGATGACATCATGCGGCTATGAGTTTGTACCATCTCATAAAAAATGCCGGGATTCATTAGATAGAATTCCCGGCGTGACAGGTGCAATATAGCTGCTGCGATGTAGTTCAGATATGCTCGTCGGCTTTTGCCTCTGTTTTTTTTTGCTCAAGCGCTTGAAGTCCAACATCTACCTCCTTCGCAGCAGCGGCATTATCGCGCCCATACCCCGCGCTTATCGCGTATACCACGGAAGCCTTGAATGCTTCGTAGTCAACCGGGTTGAGATGAAAGTTAAGTTCGCTCTCTTCCAGCATAGGCGACGGGTCGTGACCGATATATCTGCGCGCGAGTTCGCCGTCCTGCGCCATGAGCAGACCTAAGTGCTTTGTTACTTCAAAGCCCCCTTTAGTATCTTCCTGCATATAGGTAAGCGCCGTGCTCACGTCACCGTACTTTTCAATGACCTCAAACATAACGCCTACCGAGTAATTCAGATATATTTCCCTACCATTAAAGGTGCATTTGACCATTCTATCCATGTGACTGCCTCCATATTGCCGTTTTGACCGTTTGCAAACGCTTTTCCAGACATTAAAAGCCCGGGGTATGGTGTAACCTTACCACCGGGCTAAAGTCGTTTAGGCGCCGAATATGACCACTATATCGTGATTCTCTGCCACGTTGGCCAGCGTGTAAGTACCGGTGCCTCCGGTAATGGCACTTTTCTTATCAACGCCGTTATCGTAGGCGGCGCTGACGCTATCGTAGCCGGTAATGAGCAGTTCAAAGGTATTGCCTGCCGGTACAAAGCACTTACCCTCGCAGTCCACGTACTTGCTTGCGCTCTTATTCTGTGCCTGCACATCAATGGTATAGTACGTAGCGATACCCAGTTTGCCGGCGCACCATGCGTAAGCGTCGGATTCGTTGGTAAACGGCTCACTCTCTATTTCGATGTTGTCCGTGTTGGTGAACATGGCCTTCATGGAGATGGAGGTGGTGCCGAATTCGATAGTTTTGCCACGGGTGTTGTAGGTCTTAGCGCCTCGGGCCGCGCGCACTTTGGGGAAAAAGTGGCCGATATGCACCTGCTGACCGGCACGCATGGCGGTATGGTAGAAAGCATAGCCGCCATAGGGAGCTACATCGCCGCGCTTAAATACGATGTCGTTGCCACGCATGTGAGCGCCGTAGAGGATCAGCGAGTTTTGGAGTATCAGGTCATCGGTCTCGAGGGCGATATCCTCATCTGTTATTTCGGACAGATATTCCGCCGTGGAGTTGTCGGCGGGCAGGTCGCCCTCAGCGTTATTAGGGGTCACTACGCAGCTTACCAGTTTGCCGATAATTATACCGGCGCCGTAGGTAGGATCTGCCGCAGCGGGTTCAACGCCCTGAAAAGGGGCGAATATGGGGCTTTTTGCGCCGTAGTTTGCCATTTTTCAAAAAATCCTTTCTCAAAAATTAGAGCCCGCGCGATGCGAGCCAGTCGAAAAACTCTTTCTCTCCGGCAGCGGTGGTTGCAGCTTCGCAATTGTTGTTGGCTCTGAGCATCCACTGCTGGCCGGGGATATTGCGGCCGGGTGCGCCGTACTCGTGGATGAAGGCGACCTCTGCATTCCGGGTTTCACCCCTGCTCCTGCCGCCACGATTGCGGTACCGGCTTCGACCGCTCTTGTTGCTGTGGTGTATGCCTTCGGGGGCTACCATGATATAGCCCCCGTCGTAAGTTATTCGTGGTGATTTTTTCTTGATGCTTTCGGACAGCGTGCCCATATTACGAGGAGCAGCGCGCTGTTGGGCCGCAGTTACCACGTCCGCCTGAGCATTCAGTATTTCTTTCATTACGCTTGACGGGATGCTTGCTATGGACTCGAATGCCGAAATGACATCGCCAATGCCACGCACCTCAAACTTAGCCATCTTTTATCACCCCCTGTGCCATCTGGCATTCGAATACTATGTCCTGAGCGTCGTTATCCGACAGATCTGTTACCTCGGGCCATGTTGCGCCGGCAGTAAAAAGCACCTGTTTGGTAGCCAAAATGCGGCTCGTGCTGTCCCAATTAAGAGGGCAGACAAGATGAACGAGTATATAACACAGTTCATGCTGGGGGCCATTATCGGCTAAATCCGTGGGCGATGTGTTTATCTGGAAGGTATAATACCGCTCCGGCTTACGGGCGGTATCATCGGGCGCAAAGGGCTGAAGCTGTACCGGGTCACCAAATGGAAGCAGGGCGTTGCGAATACGCTTTTCAACGGTAGCCATGACCGCCTCCTATCTTGCAGGCATCTTGCGCTGCACTTTGATTTCCAGCCATCTGTTTCGCTGCTCGACATTATCAACGTCCACAATCTCGTAGGGCACGTCGTCGCCGGTGAGGAAGACGGTGAGAGTGCGGTCTATGAGAGGCGAATACCGGGCGGTTATGGTTGCCAACTCACGTATGCCGAGTTGCATTGCCGTTACAGCCTCATATCCGTGAGCATTGACCCATTTTACATTTACGATAACGCCATCGCCAAAGACGTTCTCATACTCCTCAATACGCCGACCATTCTCGTTGGTAGACCGCTTTACCCGTTTGAACTCAACGGGGGTGCGGAGCTCCCCGGGATTCGCACTTTTGCTCATTTTCGATCACCGCCTTACTCGCCGTCTTCTTCCGCGTGCCGCAGAGAAAGCACGAATGAATTTATCATTTTCCGTGCGGTTTCCTCTGCGGTAGCCTGATATGACCCGGAAAAAGCCATGCCGCGATTGTCGTAATACATCGCGCCAAGGTTGAGCAGAAACATATCGTAATGGGCATTGTTGCTAAAATCCCGGATACCCGCGCCCCGCGCCTTGGATCTTGCGGCGTCAAGATATCGTTGAACGTTTTCGGCATTATCAGGCGGCAGTCCTATGAACAGTGCGAGGTCTTCTGCTGTTACCGCCATGCTGTTCACCGCCTTACGCCATCTTTATGGCATTAGTGAAAGCGGAGACGCTGTTGTAAGTGATCTTGCAGCGGAAGGTAACACCCTCATCCTGATTGTCGGTGGTGGTCAGCTCGTCGGTGTTGTAGCCGGTATAGCTGTTAGTACAATCAGTCCACACGTTGTTGCTAAGGTGCTGCCAGAGGTAGGTCACGCCAGATGTGGGCTTGCTGCCATCATCGGTGTTGAAGACAGGGGAGGCCTTGAGCTTTTCGCCAGCCAAGTGCTTATCAGACTCAGACTTTGCTACGCCGCCGATAAGGGCAACGCTGGTGGTAGCGAGGCGGAACGCGCTCTTGAGCTTAATCCGGTGGTCGCCCCAAGCGGTGAGCACGAACTTGAACATACCGGTATCAATGTCCTTGTCTGAGTCGAGTATGGCGCCGGGGTCGTAGTTCTGCTTGGCGTATTTAAAGTCGCCGACAATGGGGATAACGGCGCGGTCATTAAAGATGACGGGTACGCCGATCACATCCTCGGGCTTTTTGCCGTACAGGGTATCAGCACCGTTTGCCATAGTCTGCACATAGCTGAACCAATCCACGGCGCGCATGACCACCTTTGCGTTGGCGCGGAATATGTCGGGAAGGTCGCCTATGGCCGCTATGATAGCAGATACGATGTTGGCCCCGGTTATGCCCTTGATGCCAACCATGTAGAAACTCATGTGCTTATGATCATCGTCTGCGGAACGAGCGAATGCCCTGAGTTTCTCCTTGCGGGCCATAGCGGAGCGCAATGCGTTTTCAACCTCATCTACTATGTTGGTATCGCTGCCGTATACCACGGTGTCGGCGATTTTGATACGCAGTTTGGTCTTGTACCTGCCGTAGGTCACTACATCGCTGGATACCTCGATTTCCTTGGCGGTTTCAGCATCTATGACGTCCTCGAGGAGTTCATCCTCACCGATTTCAAACTCTACGCGGGGCTCTTCAAGGCCGGCAACCATGGAGGTCTGCTCCACGCCGCGCAGGGAGTTTTCATCATAGGGCTCGGTGATGATCTCACGGCTGAGGTTGGTGGGCAGCAGGTGAGAGCCGCTGCCAAGGGCAGCGGAATTGGCAGGGATGGCGCCGAGGCCGGCATACCCCTTTTCGGTGCCGTTGCTAAGGCTGTCAAAGGCCTTTTCTATGCGGGACTTATCGCCCGATGCTACGGCACGATAGAAAGCGGCTTTGTTCTTGAGCAGCACATCCTTCTCGGTCATGCCGTTGCCAGAACCCTTTTGCAGCGCCACCGCATTGCGCTGCTGTTCCTCCAGATTATCGTGCTGCTTCTGGAGTATGCTGCGCCTTTCGGTGAGGTCGGCAAGGGAATCCTGCTTGGCCTTTATGTCACTCATAGGAACGGTGGGGTCTGCTGCCTTTTCGGCAAGCCATTCGTTGATGGTCTTTATCTCCGTGTCAAGGGAGAACAGCTTTTCTTTGAGATCAAAGAGGGATACGTTTGCCATGTTTTGGCTCCTTTCTTAGTTGTCGATTTTGAGCCGTTCTCGGGCGGCGGCTGCAATTTTTGCGCGCTCCTCCCGCTCGGCTGCATTATTCATCGCCATTTGTGCGGCGTGCATCAGAGCTTTAAGCTCGTTTGGATATGAGGGCAAATCTTTCGCCTGCGTAAGCTGTTTAATCAGCTCACAGGTGTTTTCTATGCCCTTGATAACCCCGGCAGCGTGCTGCGCGGGGACGGCGACAAAGGAAAACTCGAAAGCATCCTGTGGCTTTTCAAGTTCACCAATACATTTTTTACCATCGTAGGACTGCCCTTTGATGTGGCCAGTCTCACATTGATACGTCCACGTGGTCCAATGAAATTTAAGCGGTTTTTTGCATATAGAGCAGTTACATTCCTTCACCCTACACGAAACGGATACCTCCTTGAGGATACCGCCCTCTATGGCGTCTATAATGGGCTTTGTATCATCTGTTCGCAGCATATAGGCGTCGGCCCGCAATGTGGAGAGCGGTTCCCCGAGAGAATTCATTTCACCGGCCTTCTCCACGCTGGTGCGGTAAATGCGAGAATGCTGCTTTTCGGCAGACCGCCAATGATCAAAAATTCCCGTTTTGCCCAGGAACATAGGCGCAAGGGCGTCAAGGGTCTTGTTTGTGAAGCGTTCGCCATCGCGGTCTTCGTCATTGTCGCAGAGTATGAGGGAGTAGGCGTATACCTCATCGGGAGCCAGCTCCTTCTTGCTGTACTGGTTTATTAAACCAATATCGGCAGTAGCGTCAGCGGTGGATCTGCTCAATGCTTTAAGTTTGTTGATTACATCCATTAAATCACCTCGCTCATGATATCAAGGGGTGGCGGCACAAACGCATGGCTTATTCCTCCTTTTCGTTCTGTGCGGACTTGCCGCCTTTCCTGCCATCGGCCCGTTTCTCCTTAGGCGCGGATTCCTTTCGGGGCTCAGCAGCGCCGGGCTCGGGGACGTTGGCTGTGGGCTGCAATGGCTTTACAGCCTCCGCGTAGGCTTCGGGGGATAAATACGGCAATCGCCCAACGATGCCCTTGTCGGGATTCGTCTCGCGCAACCACGCGACAAAATCGCACCAGTTTTTAAACGATGTGGTGCCGTCAGCCGCGTGTCGCTCGAACATAGTGAAGAGTGAAAGGTCTTGATGTTCCATTATTCGATGTTCCTCCTGTTGATTTATTAGAAAACAGCGCCATTGCCGGCGCCGTTATCTGGATTGGTAACTATATAGTCGAGGGTGGTCAGGTCACGAGCCACAAGCAGGTGATTTCCGTTGGGATCGGGCGGCCTTCCGTCATCCGCCCGCGCTTCGTTTGGCGTTATCCAGCCTCCGCGTATGCCTTTTTGATGCACGTCTGCCATTGTAGTGGCGTCGGCACGCAATATGTTTTTCACATCCATACGCATCCTATGCCCTCGCATACGGTCTGCGCGGGTTATGAGTTTTCGGGTAAATTCCTGTTCGTATGCTGTGACGATAGGCAGCATGGTCATTGATAAAAATTCAAGGGTCTGCTGCTCCTGTGATTTGAACGAGGTGTTGGAGAAATCGCCCAGCATGTGCGGGGGAATATTGTAGACATTGGCAACTCTGGAACGTGAAATGCGCTCCACCTCAAATATCTTGGAATCTATGGGGGAGAGGTTGATGCCCTTTGCCGTTACCCCGGACTCGAGAAGCAGTATATTGCCGCCGGTTTCCTTGTAGGTGTTGAGAAAATCCTCCACCGTCTTTTCGCGCTGTTTGGGTGATAAGGATGACGGCGCTTCGAGAACGACTTGGGCATTTACTCCTTTTTTGAGCTGCCTAAAACTGAATTCCTCTATGTTTTTCTGGTAATCTATCGTCTGATTCAGCACCGAAATAGGGCTTATACCCTCATATCCGTTATCTGAGATAAACGGTATGTGTATCATGTAGTAATTGTGTACATAGTACGGCGCGCTTTCGGGAGGGGTGATTTTATACCACAATTCCCTGCTTTGCTTTTCTACTATGGGCCTTACGCGCATGGGATCAAGAGGGTATAGGTCAGGTTGTATTTGCGTAGGCTTAAAAACCTTCAGCGCATACGCATTACCATAGGTATCCCTGCATGCTTCCAGTGTGTTGAAGAAACGAAAGGCCGTCATGTTGGGGTTAGGTTCAAAACTCACCAGATCGGTAAGATCGCTCTTTATGATCTCCGATCCCGCATATTCCCGCATCGGCATGGCCGCAAGCGCGTTGGAAAGGCGGGAAGCAGCGGAGAAAATCAGTTCGCAGTTTGCCAGCGTGTAGTCGCCGTTTACCCAATGGTTGAAGCCCATCAGTCGCATGGCGCGCTTCAGCTTGCCGGAAGCGTTGCTTCTTTTCTCCTTGGTTATATCGTATGTTTCATCGTTTGCGGCTTTGGTATTCTCGACCGTATCGGCCTGCATAAGGTTTTTGCGTATATTTGCCAGTAGTCCCAATAATTACACCTCCTATCCGACCCTTATCACGGTCGATATTGGGTTGTCGTCAGGTATTCGGGTCGCCAGATGGCGGAGATTCTCGGTGTGCGAACATAAAATACAGGAAAAGCCGTCGATTTTCCGATGTTTGCTCCGCTTGGTGGGCAGGTATGTGCCGTTAGCCGATCTTTTGCTGAGTTTCACATTCCCTAAATACCAATTAAGCATTCTGTCATTGTTGTGTACCACGTTGCCGTCAAGAAACCGCTCCTTCAGGTCATCCATGGGCGCGGTGAGCGTAAGCTCGCCCTGTCGCACAGCGTTCATAACAAAGCCGTTGTTTTGCATTTCAAGCACCAGCTTGAACGCTTTTGCTGGATCGTAGCCGATGGAGTGAAGGTTGTATATTCGCCGCACGGCCTCAAACCATTCATATACCATCTCGTATTGCACGTATTCGCCGGGCACGATGGTAAGCCTGTTTTCACGTTCAAGTTCATACCATGCCAGTTTTTCACGATCGACCTTTACTTTCCTTTCAGGTACCCATGAGTGCTCCAGAATAAACAGCAGCTTATCATCAATGGGAAATTCGATGCAGGCGCTCGTGAAGTCCTCCGTAGAGGAAAGGTCGAACCCGCCATAGCACAAATGCCCCTTGAGTGATTCTATGGGTATTATTTTGTTATTTTTGAGAATAGTGGGCGCATCAAGGAACGACAATTCTCCAATATCCGTGAAAACATTAAGCTGCTTATTTATAAAATTGCTCCGCTCCTGCGGTATGGTCTTTACCCGCTCCCATTCGTCTTTTAGATCTTCAATATCAAGCAGCGCGCCGAGGGAGGGATTGGCCTTACACCAACATGATGGGTCGGCTGGATCATCGGCCTCATCTATCTCATCGATATAAACAAATATGCGGTCGGCAGCTCGCTGGGCTATCACACCTATGTTATCGAGGATGTTGCCGCCCAGCACATAATAATCCATAAGGGGGCCGTCAATAACCGTACCGAGAGTGGTAATATAGATAATCAGGGGTTGTTTGCGTTTTTTTGTTTTGCCTTTTATGACGTTTATCAGTTTATAGTCCTTATATTCGTGGATTTCATCAAAAACGCCCATGTGTACGTTGCGGCCGTCCAGATTGGTACTATCTGCAGCAAGAGGTTGGAATTTGCTGTTGGTCTTATCATAGTACATTCCTGATTTTGTAATGCGAATATGCTTTGATAGCATCGGGCTGCCCTTGACCTGAGCACAGCATTCGCCGTAGATAATCTTAGCCTGCTCCTTGGAATTGGCGAGACAATAAACCTCCGCGCCTCGCTCACCGTCCTTGGTCAAACCATACGCCGCATTACCTGCAATGAGTGTTGATTTGCCGTTTCCCTGTCCGACAATAATGATGCCCTCGCGGAAGCGTCGATACCCTGTTTCGCGGGATACCCAACCATAAAGATTCTGCTCGATGAAGTGCTGCCATGGCAACAGCTCCATGCGGTGGTATACTCCCTTGGTAGGCACCAAAAACCGTTCAATGAAATCTATGGGCCGGAGCGCTCGTTGCATATCAAATTCCCACGGATAATCCGGGTCGGTCAATGATGCCGAGAGTTCATCTAAAAACCGCTTGCAGGATTGAATCCGACGTTTTCCCGAGCATATTTTTCCGTCTACAACGTCTTTCGCAAATTGATACGCCCCGGATTTCTGTATATCATCGGGAATACGAAACTTAGAAGATGTCAAATTCGTCCCCGCTCTCGCCGCCGCCAGAGAGAGGTTGTACTATGTATTTCAAGAGCAACTGCGCCGTGGTATCGGCTGCTCTGGCAGTTTGATTATAAGCGGCTACCGCAGGGTTGACATATAGATTTTTGCGACCTTTGACATACTCCTTTTCGACCATCATGGTGTTAGCTTTTATGGCTGCTTCCAACTCTTTCAGATGGTTTATGTGCTCCTGATAACGAGCAAAAGTGGTGATGAACATATAGGAGTGTTCAACGCCTCTCGCTTTTGCTTTTTCAAGTATTTGCGCCGCCTGCTCGTTTAGATTGACTTTTATAGTTGTCGCTTTTGCCACCTTAATGCCTCCTTTCTCCGGCTTTTTACTCTCGGCTTGTTGAATCCAAAAATGTCATGCGCCCGCGGTCGGTGCAAAGGAATGAGGGGCCGCGGTTGCAGCGAGGGCGCCCAAAACTTTTTGGGGTAGGGGGGGTATGCCGCGGCTGCCGCCCACCGCGGGAGCGGCGGGCAACAACGGATTTTTATTTTGTGAGCCACGGCTTAATTATAGAATGCGAATTACCCTTACTCCTTCGGGTGGCTGCGGCGAGTTGCCCTTAACGTGGGTCTTGGTCTGCTCGTGGCAGTTGAAGCAGCAGCTTGTGAGGTTGTCAAGGTCAAGCGCCAGATCAGGGAACTGATCGACAGGCTTGATGTGGTGTACGGTTGTTGCGAAGCGTGTGCAATTACTTGAAATGCGTAGCTGGCACAGGTAATTGTCGCGCTCGAGGGCCACTACCCTAAGATGCCGCCATTCCCTACGCACATAGAACCCTTGTTTTTTCAGGTCTGTTTTTTTAGCCGTTTCTTATACCCCCCCTTACATCTCGGTTATTATTTCTGCCGTACTGTATGTTTTTTTGTCCCGGGTCATCATTTCAAGAAAATCGTCGCGGCTGAAATCAGATAGGCGGAATACCTCTTCGGGTTTCATGCCCAACTGTTTTCCTATCTCCTTTACGCTTTTGCCCTCGCCAAGCAGGCGCTTTACTATCGCTTTCATCGGGTCGAGCAAGTGCGTGCCGCGCGCACGGTTGTGGGTCACGGTTCCGTATACATCTTCGTTTGGGTCATCGTGAGCTACCGTTACTACTGGCACTCTGCCATTTAATTTGCGGATGAGCGGTTCCCGGCCGGATATGACCCAGCGGTGATACCCATCTATTATGGTATAATCCGGGCGCACCACTATGGGCAGCGTCCAGCCATTTGTGATTATGGACTGCATTAGCAGGCGTAGATTTTCCTCGGACACCTTGTTAGGGTTGTACCCATTAGGCTTGAGCAGGGTGCGGTCTACCCATTGCAACGACTGAAGCGGGGCAAATATATCAATCCTGCTCATTACCTGTCACCCCCGGTATCATTTTGCCCAACGCCACTAATATGTTTCTCCGTGGTACGGGAGCGAACGGCATACGATTTGTATATGCGAACATATATGGCTCGTAGGGAGCGGAGCTTGGGATCGCCGGCAATGAGCGCATCGTGCATTGCCCGGAAGTCGCGCTGCGTCATTATACAGCAGGCCTTGATGTACAGCCGCCGATATTCTCCCGCAACCTTGCGGGTGGACGCGCTGCTGAAATGCCGCCCCGGCTCAATAAAGAGCATCTGCCGCACCAGCTCCTTGTAATCCTTTCCGGTATCGCCCTCCAGCGCCCGTCTATTATGTGTGCTTCGCTTGAACATTTCACTGTCCCAGTACATCATGGCAAGGTATGCGTTAGGCTCCCGCTTTTCTATCCGTGCCCACAGGTCGGGATCGGTTGCCGCGATATGACGCAGGCCGGCGCAACTGTCTGCGCCAAAGAAGTTGGATAGCCGCAGCCTGTTGCGTGCTGTCCCCGCCCGGTAAAGGTCAATATAAGCGTCGGGATAGTCGAGGCGATGCTCTTTTATGTATAGCCAAACATCACAGTCGTGCCAGTCATATATGGGGTAAATGGCGTTCTTGCCTGTGATGCCGTGCCTGGACAGGTTGAGCTTTGAGAAATATTTGGCCCTCTGTATGGATTCGGTTACGCGCACCCCTATTATCTGAATACCGTCTTTTGTGATTTTTTCGCAGAAGGATTGGAAATTCATCTGCCCCGGATACTTCATATACGGGCTGCGGAGTATCGCAAACGGCGGCGGTTTTCGTACCCACTGCTCTTCTTTGCCCGGTTCCCATGTTATCCAGCTCTCGTCATTCTGGAGCTGGTGGAAAGCAGAGACCTGCTTGAGCGGCAGGCAGTACCAACGGAATTCAACTCCGGCGTCGGTGAACCGCTTGTGCCAGCGCAGGGCCATGGCTTCCATGCTGTCATAGATGGCCTCCTCATCGATGAATATAACCGTGAGTTGCTTTGGGTTCACCGTACCGGCCCGTATTTTGTCGTATATGAGGCTTGCTAAGCAAAGCGAATCTTTACCCGCGGAGAAGGAGAAATACACCTTAACGCCGTTTGCAAACACATTGTCGAGCCTTTTGCTGGCGGCATCCACTACGGTCATGTTGCCATGTATGTGCTTCATAGCCATATCTTTTCTCCACACTTCGGGCAGAGCATGAATCGCTGCGGCAGATCCGGTTGGTCAGCGAGAGCGGACACGGCTTCTTCAGGGATAGAGGGAGAATCATTCCCGGCAATGGAGTGGGGAGATTCGCTTTGTGTCGGTATTATCCGCTCCGCAGCATCGGCAAAGCTCTGATCTTCTTTTGCATACCGTTCGCCTGCCCTCTCCATCTCCTGCTTTGTATCGTCAGATATGATCCCGTAGCCACCCATCAGGGTATCGGCGGCGCCAACGTCTATCACCAGTGTTTCTAACAGATCTGCGTCATACCCCGGAATGTCGAAATCGTGGTCAAGCTCAAGTATTATTTCCTCAAAAGCTTGTAGATCATCGACTCCTAAGTTGAATATGCGGTTATCTGCAAGCATCAGCTTTTTCTTCCCGGCCTCGGTGAGCCCGGTCGCAACGTAACAATCGGCTTCGGTGCGGCCTAACGCCTCCAACGCCATGAATAGGCCGTTGCCTGCAAGTATAACGTTATCCTCATCTATGACGATGGGACGTATCTGCCCGAACATTTGAACCGACCGCTTAAATTCTTCAATTTGTTTGATAGAATGGTTGCGGACGTTTTTTTTCGGGCGACGCAGCTCCGATAGCTTTTTCTTTATTACCTTCATGCCGTCACCGCCCTTCGTAAAGATGCCAGGCTATGGCGGCGGTTATGCCCGCAAGTACGATGTACACCCTTATGACTCCCATAAGCGTCCATACTCCCATCACTCCCATGGCCATGACCATAGGCCACAACGCTATTGATGCGGCGTTTAGGGTAAGGCCAAGCGGGCGGCCGAAGGATACGTATATGCTGTACTGGAACGATGATAGGGATGATACGGCAATGAGCGTTATCAGCACCGCCTTTGCTATACTGAGAACCGGGCCGAAGCTCGTGAGGGAGAGTATGGCGGGAAACATCAGGTACACGCCGAACAGTATGCCGCCGTTTACGAATGCCCTGCGTATATCCACCTTGTGAGTGCCATCGGCATTGTCATCGTTATAATCCAATATCTCGAAGAAATAAGGGTATAAAAAAGCTCCCGGCACGAGCAGGAGCATTTTGTTGACGCCAACGGAAAGGCTTGAAGCATCGGCGCCTAAGGATATGGGGCTGAATCCGCTGCTGTAAATGGCTAACACCGTTACAACAAAGGCCAGCGCGTATACCGCTATCCAACTGATGTGATCGTGCAGCACGTTTCGTATCATGCCTCGATGCCACAGCATTACGATATAGGTAACGGCTACGATAACGGCGAAAGCCGTTCCGAAATGCCGGCCAAGTGGCGTTTCAGAGAAAATCATCTGAATACCGTTAAGGCTTATCCACACCTGAAACGGGCACATTAGCCCGGTGATGGTACGCATAATCTTTGAGCGGAATACATCACGCAACTTGGGAATGCTGGGAGCCAATATTCCATATACGATGCAGGCAAGGGTATTGCCCAGCGACCAGAGCAGGAAGGGGAGAAGGCCATGCTTCTGGGCCATTTCTATTCCCATCATAAGTGAGCCTACTCCCGCCCACGTTGCGGCTATGGACATGGCGTAATAAGTCAAAGGGTCATTGTTGAATCTGGTTACGATTTTCACGTTATCTTCCTCCTATGATTTGTGCTTCAAACCGTTGGCGACCAGTTTGTGTTCTGCACCCGCGCAAGGAGCGGCGCGGCGTTATTGTACCTCCAATCTTTTTGAAAATTAAATAGGCACCGCGGAAATCGCGATGCCTTGCGCTGATAGGATTTTACACATACACTATACCACATTTTGTACTGTACAGTAAATGCCCACTTTTTGCCCTGTTTTCAATATGGGATTTTACACATACACTATACCACATTTTGTACTGTACAGTAAATGCCCACTTTTTGCCCTGTTTTTAATCTGGGATTCTACACATATACTATACCACATTTTGCACTGCACAGTAAATGCCCACTTTCTGCCCTATTCACCATCCCGCTCTATCCACTGTATCCCGAACAAGAGGGCGGAAAGCCGGGCGCAGGCCGAATCCAGGTCTTTATACACGGTGCGAACGTTTATGTTTTCTCGTATCGCTATATCTTCCGCGGAATCGCCGCTATCTGAGATGTACATCCCTTCAAGAACATTATACCTTCGAATTTCTTCCAAGCGATTGGAGGCATAGGCGATCTGCTGGTATTTAAGAAGCATAGCGTCAATGTGAGCTATCATGATGGCTGATCTGGCCTTGGAGGTCACGATTGCCCTCACGTCAACGGAGTTCCTTTCGGTTACGAAAGCCTGAAAGAAGTCGTAGTCCTCATCCTTCATTTCGGCCAGTGAGGTTATAGCGTCCTCTGCGTGAGCCTTGATCTCCCTATAATGGCGGAGTAGACGGCGGGTATCCCGCAAACGACGATCCTTACGCCGTTTGGAGTCCCTCTTTTTTTCTTCCAGATATCGTGTAGTGCCGGCGTCTGCTCCGATTTTTCCAGCTTTACGGGTTGCTATCTCGGCTGCAATCCTCGCCGCGTCCAGTGCCGACAGGGGCCTCCCCTCCATAACGGCAGCATCGGTCGCCGGAGACTCGCGGGGATGTTTGGGATTCATTCCGCCATTGCGGGGTGGGTTTTTGCTGTACATAATATACCTCCTTTACTTCCGTGGATCCCATTCGGCTGCCGCAGCCTCCGGGGTAGGGAACATGCGGGAAATGCGCTTGCACTTCGCGCATCGGCAATAATACGCCGTTTGGTGAAACACCCACAAATAATACTCGCTTATGGTTACAACGCCCTCGCTTCCGCAGTCAGGGCAGATGATGCGTGGTTTTTTCATTTAGCTTCCGCCTTTCCTTGCTGAATTTTGCCATTGTCAATCCTCCTGTTCTTCAAAGTAAAACGTCACTTTATGCGGCTTGGGCTCTATCATACCGAAACGGACGGCATTGCGATACGTTACGTTATCGCGCTGCAATACCTCGGGCCATCGTTCTATCGCCTGCCTGAATTTTTCCAATGTGAGGCTGCTCTTGTAATTATTGCAGCTTCGGCAGGAGGGCATCAGGTTCTCAATGGCGTTGAGGTCTATACCTCTGGCGGCGTAAGCCTCGGCGAATTCGAAGGGTATAAGGTGGTCGATCTGCATATTGAATATCGGGATTTCCGTGCCGCAATAAGCACAGTGCCTATTGTATTTGTTATGGACAGCCTTACGAATCTCTTTGCCGAATCTCTTGCGCTTCATCACTGAACCTCCGTTCATTCTCTGCATCGATGTTTTTTACGGCCTTGAATGGGAATATGGTCGTACAGCTTATGGGCGGGACTATCTTATCTGGTATCACGCTTATATATATCCGCCCGGTTATGAGTATCAGCAACCGCTCCAGCAGCGAGGCTCTTTCACACATAATGAAATATTCACCGATACAAACATAGGGGACGGCCACTCCGGGAGTATCCTCCGGGGGCTCAGATATAGCTTCAGCATACTTAAACATCGTCGGTTTCATTATCCTGCCTCTTTTCCTTGTCTTTTGCCTCCGCCACCATAGCCTTGGCCGCTGCGTGAGGGTTCAGGAAGACCGTTTTCCCGAGCTCACCCATTTCTACATCCACGTAATACTTGGCCGGAGGAATCTCCTTTCCGCACCTGAATATCAGATCGCCATGGGTCGTGATCCGTATTTCCTCCACGAACCCTAAACTGCCATCGTTAAAATAGAGCTTGTCCCCAAGGTTTACTGGGAACCGCAGAGACGCCCGATATTCCCTTATCGCCCTGCACGCTTGCGCATTGTAGCAGGTTAGCGCAAGAGAGCCGGGGGATACCTCGGCCTTTACGTCTATCACTGGGCAGTTTGCACATTCCTCCATGAAATCCACGGACAAAGAGGTGAATGGCAGGCCGTCGATATGCGTGACATCTATATGCTTTGCCATTCAACAACACCTCCGCTCTCACGCTTGCGCCTCATAAGGTATCGGGCGTATTCGTCCATTGCCTTATTGGTGAAGTACATTATCTCAAACATCGTAATCCAAGATAAAGCCGTGCCACCCAACGGGAAAAAACTGTACTGTTCCGCTCTCGAATACCAGCGAAGCACTCCAATCTTGCGTTCCGCCCTGTCGTATATGCCGTATGTAGCCGGAAACATCTCCGGGGTTTCGTTTTTTACCATTATCTCTTGAAAGCTACCGTTTTTCATTCGTATGGCCCTCCATGGCTTTTTTTAGATCCTCCTTGATGTAATACCGCTTGTGGTACGCTTTGCACAGACGCTCACACTCCGCTCCAAACCAAGGCCAATCTATATCTGACGGGGCATAGTTCATTTTCCCTATGTTGTACAGATCGACGAACGGAAAGTGCTTGATGAGCTCAAATATGGCCTGCGGGTCTATTACGGGCTCACATGAAACCCATGTGTTTATATGCCGCTCCTGGGCAAGAAACAGGGAGTAGGCCCGTTCCGAGGGCGGGTCCGCATATGGTTCTCGGGCCTTTGCAGTCCCTTCCCAGCTCCCTATGCTTACTCCGAACCAGTCCCCCGGGCCAAGCAGGTCAAAGTCCCTCATGGCTCTGGAGGAGCCTTTCGTGAGTATCTGCACAAACCCCCCGCCGTCCTTGATTGCCTTTATGACTTCGCGAGTGATTTGCGTATCCACGGGTGGGGCAGGATAGGGGTCGCAGGAGAAGCACAGATTCACCAGCTTTCCGGCATACTCGCCGCTTCCCATCTGTCGTTTTACCGCTTCAAGTATCCCCGCGCGGGGGCTGACGTCGGTGAAGTCGCGCCCCCAGCGGTTAGCCATTTTTCTGGCATAGCAGTAGTCGCATCCGTGGTTGCACCCGGTATAGACGTTTACTGCGTAACTGCAATATTCTCCGGCTCTGCCTTTTGGCTTATAGATTGCCTGCATTACTGTTCCTCCGATTCCGACTGGTTGAACACTTCATGGGTGCCGTCCAGCATGGCAAGCTCTTCATCAGAGATTTCGTAACCAAGGCTTTCAAGGTATGCATACATTTCGCACAGCTCAACGTTCTCATAATGGCTGTTGTCCCAGCGGTGGCATCGTAAGTTACGGGAACTCTTAGCGGCGAATACCAGATTAGCAAAAAACTTGCAGTCTGCCTCCTTCGCTTTGAGCTTGAGTTCCTCAAATATGGCTTCTTCCTGCTCATCGTCAGCATCGTAAGGGATGGAAATGGCGAGTACGTTGAGATAATCACTATCGCTGATGTAAAATCCTTTGTGCAGCGCTGTTTGGCAGGCCCACTCTGCAATGGACGGCAAGCGCTTTTTCGCTTCGGCATTGGATAGATTTTCCATGAATTCGTCCCGCAGTTCCATCATGCGCGTTTCGATCTCCACAATACGCTTATCCAACTGCTTTCTCCGCTCCTCCGCAATGCGCCGGGCCTCTTCTTCGGGGGAAGGGGCTTCTTCGGTTTTTTCCCGATAAAGCGTAAGCCCCCAGCTCTCGACCTTGTAAAAATATTTGATTTCACGCGAATCTTCAGGAATCGTGAAATCATCGGGGGCGCCATACAAGCTCTTTACATATCTCAGTTCCTTTGTATCGTCTGTTTTAGTTGCGAATGTCTCGAGCAGTTCGAGCCACCTTTTGCGCCTCTTGTCGTCTTCCTGCTTGTCTATGGTCTTTTTCAGCTCATAATTGAAGTTGGCGGTGCCGACGTGTTCGAGCACCTTGTTTCGGGTTTTGATGTCATCAATGCCATCGAGGGCGGCAAAGTCCATGAGCGTGGCTCCGCGCTCCGATGCGGCGGCGAATTTTTCTTTATCCAACTCCAGAAGTTTTAGCCTGCGGCGAACCGTGGACGCAGAGAACCCCGTTTTATCCGCAATGGCCTCGGCGGTGTCGCCCAGATCCATCATCATCTGGAAGCCCTGGGCCTGCTCATAAACGGTGAGATCGCTCCGCTGCATATTCTCCATGAGCATGGTGCGAACCTGCTCCTGCTCGGTCAGGTGAGATATAACACAGGGAACCGCTTCAAGTCCGGCCATTTTCGAAGCCTCCAACCGCCTGTGGCCTATTACCGCAGTATAGCCGGAGTTCTCGCCCACATTCGGCACAACCGTCAGGTTTTGGAGGACGCCGTTCTTGCGGATGCTTTCGGAGAGCTCCGTAAGATCTCCCAAGTCTTTGCGGGGGTTGTTGGGATGAGCTGTTATCTCGTTTACGGGAATGTATATGATGGTTGCATTTTCACTAAGGTTATTCATTGGGTTGCTCCTTTCTTCGTCTATGTGGCTGCCGCCAATAGCGGCGTAGTCAGGTTGGGAAGATATACCCCGGGCTGATTCATCACTTCATCGTATGCTGCTTTGCCCTGGAACTCATCGATGACAGCCTGTGCATCGGGTGACATATCCTCGTAGCGTCGTTTGCCATAGTCCGGGGGAAGCCAGTTGCGGCTCCGTGCGCCGTAGATGTTCAATATATCCACTATTCGCTGTTCATGGAAAACGATGTGGCAGGTGCCTTTTTTGTAGAATGTAACGGAGAAGTATTTGCATTGGATATTCTTTGTCTTGCCGCTGCCCTCCGCCAGTTTTAATGCAGCACGCAGGCTATATTCAGTAGTGGCCCCTTGGTCGAGATAATCCAGCACCTTCTCAATATCTCCGAGGGTCGTGTAGATATGATAAGTATCCAGTTCATTATGCCGCCACGATGAGTAGGAGTAAAATCCGTTTATGGGAAGTATGACCTTGCGGTTAATCTTGTGAGCCTTATTGGTGGCCCACCCATTGAAATAATGGATATTCTTCCCACATTCGGGATACCATGTGTGCTGGCTGGACATCCGATCGAACAAGCCGTTAATGGCGGCATGGACGCCGGATGTCAGGGAGGCATTCAGCTCGCTTACTATCTGCTGTATGTTGAACTCCGAGAAATCGTAGTCCGCCATCTTATCCACACTACCCCGATATTCTTGCAGTATAGAGCTGGTGAACCGATCTGTGAGCTGCGGCATTTGGAACAGTTTATTCCAGTATTTGCCTCGGACACGACGCATATAATCGTTTACCTCAGCGTTGCCAATATGGTCTTTGACGTGGCCTCCTATGGCAATCTGCACCGTGTAATGCGTGTCTGCGGTACTGCCACTTTCTATATACGGCCGCATGGCGTTGAACTCACGGAACAGGGATAAGGTGGCGTCAACCTCGATCTGGTACTGTGATATAAGCTGGCTGACAAGGCCACCGCCCACCATGGCAGTAGGCTGTTCAGCGTCAACGTCAGTATCATTCCGGGCTTTGTGCAGACGGTCAAAGAATTCAGAATCGAAAGTCTTGGCCGGGATATTGACGTATACGATAGCGACTTCCACATCACTTCGACGCTCAGCGCATTTAAAGGCATCCTTGACAAAGATAATCTTTGCCCCAAGCTCAGCCAGCTTTTGTGACAGTAATTGCCGGGTGTTGGTATATGGGTTCCGTATGGTTTCGGCATTCACGAGGCAAACTATCTGACCGCCGTTCTCCTGCATCTGCAACGCTTTCAAAAGGTGTTTATCGCCATCGGAAAACGGCGGGTTCATCAGTATAAGGTCGTACCGCTTCCTTGTGTTGTACATGAGAAAGTCATCATGCACTACCCGGAATCCTTTGCCAGTGAGTACATACCGCAGGTTCTGATCCTTCTCGATGCAGTCTGCGTCAAAGCCGCGCTCATATCTTTTGCTGCGCAAGGTGCCGTTTTTAGCATACCCCAGCAGATCGCCCTTGCCGGCGGAGGGCTCAAGGATGGAGCGGATTTTTGTCCAATCTACCAGGGCTATCATCTGTCCCGCCAGCTTGCTGGGCGTGGGATAGAATTCCGTATTATCACTCGCCGGCAGGTATTCCGCTTTGGCCTGATAGGGCTTTCTTTTCGCCTGCCACTCTTTATATATCGCCCACTTGGCAGCGTATAGGGTTGGGCATGAGCGCACATAATCGGCCGCACTGTCAGGCGACGGGTAATAGCAGGCAGTAAACTGTGCGGAGCGGGACAGGGATATTTCCCCTATCCGCTGCCCCGCAAAGTTAACAAACATCTGGGACTTGAGATTCTTGGTGTAAAAGTCCTTTTTACGGACTATCTCAATCGATGGATAACGCTGTCCCATGGCAGCCTCCTAAAACTTCTGGACGAAATCCAGATTTGACATTGATATTCCGTTTTTGATGATCTGCATAACATCCCCGTGGTTTCCGTCGCCCGTACAGGTGCCGATATAGTATTTGGTATCACCGGCGGCGTTGATCTGAGCTTTGACTACTCCTATGGCGGGGCCTTCCTTCGGGTGCAGAAAAGCGGCTTTCTGAGGTCGGGGATATTTGACTTCGGTATCTCTGACAAGGACCTTCTCAAAGCACTTGTTGCAAAAGGGGAAAGCGGTTGATGTCATCTTACCGCAGCGTACACAGTATCCCATTATTCGCCCTCCTCATCGTCTATCTCTATTGCGTTAGTTACTTCTATTTCGTCCGGGTCATATACATCGCCTTCCGCATCGGCAGCCGCATTCTGGTAGTTGAACAGGTTGGGCTCATAATCGTCTATTCTGCGTATGCAGTAACACTGTTCCGCCCTGTCCCATATAAGCTCAAACTTGGCGCCGCCTACATACCCGGAGCGGGAGTCCTCCACCTTGATAACGCTCTTTATCTTGTGGCTGATCTTGGGTATGATAATGTCTCTTTTGGCCGCATACGCCGAAATCTTAGGGTCTGGGGCGGAGTCTTCGCTGAAGGATATGTTGAACGTCACGGCTATGGTGGCATCCAAACTGCCCTTCTGCTCCATGGTCTGGATAGTGCCCTGAATGATGCTGTCAAAATCGTGCTTGAACTGGTTAAAGGTATCGCTGGTAAGGTTTAATGCGTAATTCATATTGGCCTCCTATATGTCTTCTATCACGATGTCAACCCGGGGAATGGCAGAGTAGAACTTCTGCACTCGGGAATCCACTATCTGAGCATCGTCACGGTATGCAACACCGTTGAGCGAATCGCAGACAATTTTGAGTATGTTGTCGGTATCAGGCGTTTTTATGGGTCGTAGGGCTCCCGATTCCATGGCTGCCTTTACTCGTTTGCTGGCGCTCTTTGGTATGCCGTAATATGCTACCAGCGATATGCTCAACTGCGCCCGGTCATCAAACCGTTTATCGCCTGTCTGCCTGCGATATTCGGTAATCACAAGGTTCTCATACAGCACCGTCTTGTCGGGGGTGCGGGTAATGGTTCGGCCATTGGCAATTCTGGAAAAACGAGGACGGCCCTTGCCCTGAGGTTCGCCGAATACGGAAAATACAGTTTTCATCCGGTGCTCTCCTTTTGTCCTTGCTTGTAAGTCCCATCCGTAAAATCGCGCATCACACACTTTGCCGCTGCCCAATAAAGCGGGAGCGTGAGGGCGAAATACTCGCCGCCTATGGCCTTATAGCCGCGGGTCATATACGCTATGGCGCTCCACCATCGGAAAAGCAGGATTGCGCCTAACAGCATAACGACGGCCTTAATGGTTCGCCTCGCGGGGCGAGTGCAACGATAGCGTCTGTTTTTCATCGTGCGTATCTCCTTTCTCGGGCAGCGCCGCCCGCACTGCCGGGGGCAGGGTTGACATTCGGGCCTTGTTCGCGCAGTGGTTTGCGTAGATTTTCAGAAAGTGCGCCCGGTCGGCTATTGCGTTCTCGCTGAGGCACAGATCCGTCCAGCCCAACTGCTTAACGACGAAACGCACATCTTCCGGCATGGAAGCGAGAGCTTTGTCGGGATTGCTGTGGCCATAATCGCGGATTGCCCGGGCAACATACCCCCATGCCGCAGTGAGATCCGGCATTGGCGGCGACAGCGCCCACTTGCGGATGTCGCTTATCTTTGGGGGATACGGCGATTCGGAAATATGCGCTTGCAGCGCGAGGATCACCCGCTCATACGGTATGTCGCCGAGCATCGCCGCCCAGATGTTCACTGCGTCCATGTCCGCCGAGGAAAACCCTTTTTCTCCGGGATATGCCGAGGTGATCGCCTTGAACAGTTTTACAACGTCACTCTTCTGCATCGCCGTTGCCGCCGTTTCCCCAACAGCCCTCTTCCTCCAAGCACTGCTGGTAAAGCCGTTCAAGATTGCTGCTTGCCGCCGTAGTGTTTACGGTGCCTTCGATGGCCTGCTCCCATCGCCGCTGGTTGAGGAAGGTGGACGGGTGCGGTATAAACTGCCCGCCGTCCTTTGTCCATTGCGGGGTGGCGGCATATATCAACACTCCCTTGATGATTTTTTCTGCAAGTGCCGGCGACGGCTTCAGCTTATCCCATGCTTTACGGGCGTTCTGCTTGGATTCCTTCCGCGGATAGATCTTCCAGAAGGAGTCAAAGCTGTCCTCACTGTCCTCATCGTGCTCGACACCCTCCCCCTGTGGGGGGGTAGGGGGGGTATTAGTATTAACTGTGTTACATAACTGTGTATTAACTGGTATTGCTTGGGACATTTTGTCCTCTTCCATTGGGACATTTTGGCCTAATGCATTGATACCAAACGTCGCAATGCATTTACCTTTTTCGGTCAGTGCATACCATAGCGTTCTGTCCATTGCCACCCGGTTATAGTTGCCGGTCTTTACAAGGCCGTTATTTATCAGCGTAGCAAACGCAGATTTGATTTGCCTTTCTCCCATGTAGGGGAACAGCATCTTATACGCTTTGCGGCTGTTGTATGTCCAATAGGTGCCGTCGTGGTAATGCTCGTTGTTGGCTTCATTCTTCTGTATCCAGAACACCAGATGGTTGAATATGATAGCGGCGCTTATGCCGTAGGCATTGGCTATCTCGGTGTCAAATGAGTGCTGCATGGTAACCTCCTTTTAGAACGGCAGATCTTCATCGTCCATATCGATTGAGGTAAATCCTTCCGGCATACCCGCTTCGCCTGAGCTTGACGGGCTTGCCGCATTTGTCCCGCGCTGATCGTCCTTTTTGCTGTCGCCAAAGTAAATGCTTTCGACTCGTACCTCCCAAGATATCCGCTTGTCCCCGTTCTTGGCTTCCCATTTCCGGGATTCAAGGCTGCCTGACACGATGGCCATGCGCCCCTTGCTGAAATACCTGCTTATAAACTCGGCGGTGGTATTCCACGCCACACAATCTACGAAATCGGTTTTTTTATCCCCCGCCTTGGGCTGGTAGTCGCGGTCACAGGCGAGGGTGAAGGATAGAACGGCCTTTCCGCTGGGCGTGTATTTCAGCTCCGGGTCGCGGGTAAAGCGGCCCATAATGGCAATACGGTTAAGCATCGTCTTGCTCCTCGGGTGATATGGGATAGGCATTGTCAAACACGTATTCTGCCATACTGCGGAAATTGTAGCTTTCTACGTTCTTGAACAGCCTGTACAGAAGGGCCATCATTTCGTTTGAACGAATAAGAGTTCTGTATTCTTCGACGGTAATGGTAACGGTGCGGATGTTGTCAAGCCATGCCTCCTGCGCCACCGGATAGCCGGGGAAAGGCTCCAAACAAGGTGTTTTACTTTCGGGTCTTAGCATATCAATAGTCTCCTTTCGTTTCTTTTGAGCATATAAGTATAGTCGAGATACATTCTTCCACATCGAACATACCAATGTGGGTTTCGCTTACCGGGAGCCCGAGCTGCTGGGCCAACCATAGATAAGCGGCGTTGCGTTTTCCTTTGAACCGCCCGGCCTTCCAGAGGGGGTCAAATGCGGCGTGTGCGGCCTTTTTCCATTTTCTCAAGCTCGCATCCGCCAACCTGCCTAACGGCTC